GGGGTTTCCCCTTGCGAACCTGTGGTATAAAGATACTTCATGACTTATCTTGAAAGAAAATCAATTGATAAAATTCAATTAAGGAAAATATTAAGAAACCTTAAGATTTTATATTAGATTTTCATAAGATAGTGCTATCATAGTTTATACTTCGTTCTTCAAGTTGAATTAGATATCCCATAAGGGACCCATGTTTGCACACGCTCAACAACCTATAATGTTCACTTTTATTCACTTTAACCCGAAGGCTTCGTTCATCTAAAAGTCAATACTATTTAGGATAGATTGAGGGGCAGAAGCAGGACGCGTTCAGGGTGTTCCAAACCCTAGAAGTCACGCTGTGAGTCCAAGAACATCATCCAGCGAGGCAGATTTAACGACGTACCCAGGTCTAAAGGTCCTCAGACACATTGAAAGGTCAGAAAACATGAGTTAGCAACTAGAGCTATTGTGTTACCAGCAGTATCGGAGTAATAGAACTTTACTTCACATGAATCATTACCATTAGAAATAAAAACAGAACTTGTATATAGATGACAATAGGAAGTACCAAGAGCAGTTGTTCGACTGGCATCTGTGATACACTGCGCACCAATTCGTGTTCCATTGCGATAAATAGTGAGAATTTGTTCCGAGAATTCACTAACAGTATTATGAGAGCAGACCATCGCCTCAACTTTAAATGCACCCGGAGGTAAGATAAAGTTTCCGGCAACGGGAGCTATGAACTTAAGGGGATTCCAAAGCGCAAGATCGAATCCAACGACTGTAGTCGTATTCTCATTGATTGCTTGACCAGCACTAAGCATGTAATAATTAATCCTACTTGGTAGGGCTATATTATTTAAACTTGTCTGGGGTGAGGAGAACTCTACAACATAGTCAACAAAGAGCTGTCCTATATTTGTGGTATTACTCAGGGATGAAGTTATTAAATAGAAGATACCTGCATCGTACAGATTTACATCTGAAGCAACACAACCATTTCTAATCAACTTTTTAGGTCCTTGGCAAAACATCCTTGAAGGTCTCATCACCATAGTGGCTTTCACATAAGGAGCGAAGGAGACATAGTCTTCATTATTACAGGCCCCTGCTGTACTTGTAGGGGGCACATCACTATTATTATATTCGGGGACCATTATCACAAGTCCATTGTGTGTAACAGCACAAGTAGGTACAAAACGGTAATGTAAGGATCGAAAACGGTAATATTGGTACTGAGTTGCCTGTTCCGAAAGGAGCGGAAAAGACTCTTTAAGTCCTGGGTTTATATTCAAAGATCTATAAACCTTAAAAGCATCGGTTGCTCCGGCAACATCGCCTAGGCATTCACTTCGAGAAATCACAATAGTATCTCTACCATTGCTAGATTTCTGTGGCTTAGCATAGGAAATAGACATACCAGTGCCAGCATAGGAGCTGGAGCTTCTATTACCACTAGTAGTGTCGGGATTTCCACCATTTCCATTTCCATTATTCTTTCTTCTTCTAACTCTTTTCTTTTTAGGGACATTCTTGCTCGTCTGAGCGGCGGGTGATTTCTTCATTGTATTCATTACGTAAGTATTGGATGCCTCAACGTGGAGGGATCATACATCAATAGTCAACCTTTTCAAAGGAACAGCCGTGTGATCTCTCGGCATTTTGTTTAGCACGGAAGTATTAAGACCAAATAAACAAATTTGGCCACCGTTTTGGTGTATTACGACTATTAACCCAATCTGTCATTGACCTACTTGCCCACAAGGAGCTTTCAGTATATCCAGAGGTAGATTTAACGACGTGCCCAGGTCGGTTCCCACAGAGCAATGCTCAATCCTCATCATCGATATTTTCTTCGGAATTATTCAAAAAACAGAGTTTGAACTCTGTCATTGCTTGATCCCAAATACTTCTTAATCGATCGTAATAAGAATTTTTCAGCTTCCTGTGTTCTTCTTTGAAAAAA